GTCGTGCTACTTGAAGGACCACCACCTTGAACGTTTGCTGTCAGACCTGCGCACAAGACATACCCCTGCCCGGCGTCCCCTGGCTGCCCATTTCCGCCGGCGTCATGATCCTCTGCCCTCAATGCGGAAACAAACGTTGCCCTCGAGCCTCAGACCACCGACACGCCTGCACCAGCTCCAACGAGCCGGGCCAACCGGGAAGCGTCTACCGGTGAACGTCCACACCTACCCGACAGCAGACCGGATCCACCACGACACCAACTCTCTCGACGACTGCCTATGCGGACCTTCAGTGGAATTCGTTACTGGCGGAGCTCACATCGTCCACCACTCGTTAGACGGCCGAGAACACACCGAACCAGACCACAACCGGAAGGACTGCCCAGGATGCTTAGACGACCGATGACAAAGAAACGTAAGGCCATCCTCTGCGACTCGACCACAGGCTGCAACCAGGACGCTACAGCGATACTCCGCTCCGACCCGGGAGACCGCTACCGCATCGTCTGCAACGGCCACCGCCACCACCTACTCACCCTCGGCGGCTGGACGATCACCAACACCATCCACCAACCAACCCGCAGAACATTGTTCGGTACCTAACGACCACAGCCGAGAGGAGTGCCCAGGATGCGAGTAACCCCATGAACTGGCGATGCTGGATCGCCGGACACAAGTGGACAACATGCTCAACCGGATACTCACACACTACGGGAGAATGGTGCGCCGTACACTGCCAACGCCGCAACTGCTGGAAACACAGATGGGAGAGGATGAAGGCCCATGAGTGAATGCGCTTTCTGTGGACATGCAGACTCACGCCACCGCATCCTCGACACTATCCACGAACGCCTCCAAGCCGGCGAACCCGACGTCCTAGACGAATACGGACTGACACAAAGCCAACTGGTCGAACTCGAACGCGAGGTGTACCCGGAGCTGATAGTCCGAACGAACGAAGGGGAACACTGCGACGACTGCGGTAACCAGTACGAGGATGTCTACTGGATAGATGATGACCTATGGGCTCTACTACACGAACGAGCACCAGCAGGCCTCCTCTGCCCATCCTGTGCGATACGACGAGCCCTACACCGTGCACCACACCTCATCCCATCCACCATCATCTGAGAACGATAATGATAATGGGTCTTACTTCTTGTTGTTCGGCATTACATTGTAAGGTTGAGCCGGGACTTGCTGGCTGAAACACTGTCCTAGGCTAACATAATGTAGATTATGGGCGAACCTGGAGTGAACGTTTCCCCTGGTCAACCCATGTTTCCCGACCGGCCTTGACATAACCACCACCACACCACGCCCATATCACAAAAGGCCAATGTCAATACGACCGGGCCCTGTATGTGGATGTGTCCTCAGTAATGGGGTTAGGCAGTGCCTTAGCCGGTGGTGCTTGGGGCTTCGATTACTAACCCTTGGATGCCTTCTCCGTCGAGCCATCGGGGGCAGGCCGTGTAGTCCGGCTCCCCGCAGAGGCAGGCTTCTGGGCGAACCTGGTCGATCTCGTGTCCTCGTTCGCCGTGTCGTACCGGGTGATCGCCGATCCAGTCGGTGAGTGGTAGCAGGGTGACGTTCTGTGAGGCGACCATGTTCTCAGTGTAGGGGGTGTTCGTGGGCGAACGAATTCTTTGCGCGTTTATCAAGTCTGATGGTGCTCGGTGTAAGGCGTGGCCTCCGAAGGGTGAGGATCTGTGTATGGCGCATGGTCGGCCGGAGGAGCTGGCTCGGTCCCGTGAGGATGCCCGGTTGCGGAAGCTTGGGGATAGGGAGATGCGGAAGCCTCCTGCGCAGTGGTGGGCGGAGGGGTGGGATTCTCGTCCGTTCCGTCCGGTCCAGGAGGCGGCGGAGTATTTTGGGGTGGATAAGTCGACGGTTACCCGGTGGCAGGCGTGGACTGTCCACCAGGAGGCTTTGAGCAAGGCTTCACATGAGTCTCCTCGGCCGGTCGGGTTGCCAGCGAACCATTTCGAGTGGACTGTCGACCACATCCCTCTGCTGATCGAGGCTTTCCTCGAGTTCCGGGGGAAGTATTTCCGGACTCCTCAACGGGAGCCGTATGAGACACCGGAGTTCCAACAGAAGTGGGCTTCGAAAATTCTCGAGGCGTTGGTGACTGGCGGCCAGGAGATGATTCTTGCTCCGGTACGTCATGGGAAAACGATGCTGCTGGTCCACTTGTGCATTTTCCTTTTCTGCCTGGACCCGAACATCAGGGTCCTGTGGGTTTCTGTGGCGCAACGGATCGCTGAGAAACCGGTGAACCTAGCAAGGGCGATCCTGGGTTCAAACGAACAGCTCGTCGAGGACTACGCCGGTCCCGGTCGGACTTTTGAACCGCCGGCGAGGGGGCATTCGAAGTGGACGGGTTCGGAGTTCACTGTCGCGACCAGGGTTGACTATGACATTAACGGGCCGAACATGATGGCTCTCGGTCAGGGCGGAACCATCCTGTCGTTGAACGCGGACATCATCATCGTCGACGACATCGAAGATTTGGGGAGCGTGGCTCAGGCGGGCACCCGGGACAAAACGAAAGAGTGGTGGGTAACCCAGTTGTCCTCCCGGAAAGAAGAACACACCGGAATGTTCGTCATCGGCTCCCGTCAACACCCCGACGACCTGTACAACCACGTGTTGGGCGATCCGGACTGGCATGTGATCGTCGAACGCGCTCACGACCCCACCTGTGCCATCGAAGGGCCGGAGGGGCATTGGGATTGTCTCCTGTTCCCCGAAATCCGGTCGTACAAATGGTTGATGAGCCAGAAACGTGCAGCGGACCGGAAACATCCCGCCCTGTTCGAAATGGTCTACCAGAACGTTTCCCGAATCGACGGGCTGGTCGTGTTCCCCGAAGACGACGTGAAAGCCTGCCGGAGCCCCCAGTACGAAGCCGGACAGGTCCCCACCGCCAAAGACGGGGGTGTTCGACTGGTTGGGGGGTTGGACCCGGCCATATCAGGGTTCCAAGCCGCGGTCCTTCTCGCCTACCAGACGGTCCCAGAACTCAAAATCTGGTTGGTCGACCTGGACAACAAGGAAGGTGGGGGGATCACCGCCGCCGAAGCCCTCATAAGAAGGTGGTACGAAAAGTACGGGTTGTCGCATTGGGTGGCCGAAGTCAACCTTTTAGGCCGGATCTCCCAGTACAAAGAAGTGGCCGATTACACGAGTGTTCATGGGATCCACGTCGAGGACTGGCGGACCCACCACAACAAAACCGACCAGTTCTACGGGGTCACATCACTAGCCCCACTGTTCCGAAACAGGAACATCATCCTCCCCTACAAAAACCTTGCCTCCCAGCAGGTTTCCGACACGCTCACCTCCCAACTCGTCGTCTGGGACGAAGGCAACTCGAGAAACAAGAACCGGACGGGTTTTAAGGACGACCTGGTGATGGCCCTCTGGTTCGCCTGGGATCCGATACGACGGGCCCGGCAGGATTTCAACACGGAAATGGGTGTCGACACCGGATCCTACGACGCTTACCCGTTTGATGATGTTCCGTGGGACACCATGCTCGAAGCCGTTTAGGAGGTGACATGACCGTATTCATGGGCGAAAACGACACAGCACCCGTAATAAACGGCATTCTGGGCGTGTTGAACGACAAGAACGTGTTCGACAACGCCACTGCGACAGCTGTGACAATCGCGGGGGCGACCGTCCGGTTCCACATGCTCGACTCCTCCGGCACCGTGAAAGTGGATTCTGCCGCCACCAACACGGAAGACGCTGGTGGGGATACGGGGGAGGTCACTTATTCGTGGGCGGCGGCGGACACGGACACGTCAGGCTGGTTCAAAGGCGAATTCGAAGTCACGTTCGCCGACGGAACAATCCAAACCTACCCCAACCAGTCGAAAATCCCCATACTCATAAGCGGAGATATTGCCTAATGGCCGACCGTGTAGAACCCGACGCGGTTGAACGGTTCACGTTCGACGCTCTCGAACTCGACCCCGGAGACATCCTCGAACACGGCATCATCCTCGCGTCCTACATCAACGGGGCGACCGACAAACGGGAAACCGGTTGGTGTGTCGTAGGTGAACCGTCGGTAGACCAGACGATTGGGCTCATGGCCATCGCACAACACCGCATCGACCACCACACGACTGGAGGTGAAGCGTGACCCGTTCCGCCGCTGAAGCCCTCACCCGCGCTGACACTCTCAGAAGGAACATGGATTTCGCCGCGACAACCCGCTGGCGTATCCGTTCCATCCTCGACGGCGGCCCCGAAGCCATCCGCGCTTTGCTCGGCGACAAAATGGCCAACCTTTCCAGGGAGCAGCCTGACCTGCCGTGGCCGAACCTGATCCACTCGGGTATCACCGCACTCGCCCAGAAACTCGGTCACATTCCCGAAGCCCGTGTCACCCCACCCCATTCGACGGATTCGGAAGCTCCGCGGAGGCGGGCGGAGAAACGGGAACGGATTGTCGACGCCTACGACGACTACGACCGCATGGAACTCCAACTCCCCCAGGTGGGCAGGTGGCTTCCCGGCTACGGGTTCGCAGTGTGGACGGTCACTCAACGGACGCACGAAGGGTATGTTTACCCGTGCGCCCAGTTGAGAGATCCGCATGA